TCATTGTCTTAACCAACGGATCCATTACAGCTGCAATATCACTAGATACTTTAGGGCACATGATAACTGTTGGAGTTAATTCACGACGATCTTTCAAAGGTTCCATGATATTATGGTAAATGATAGCAGAGAAGAAGTTAATCATTTCTGGAGTATCAATAGGATCTTCGAAGAAGTAGATCTTAGGTGCATTGATTTCTGCAGTAGATTCAGCTTCATTAGTAACGAATACTTTATCAGCATAACCTGCATCTAATGTCATACCATCGAAGATTTTAATGTAATCTTGACTATCCATAGAACGTTTAACGTCAATGTATACATCAGTACCATTTTCCATATAGATACCAGAGATCAACTCAGCCATCTCTTCATTGTTGTTTGTGGAGATTAGAGCGATCTTATGAATATCTTCATATGTTTGGATTTCACGAGTTTGAGACATAATTGTTTCAGAAGCACGTTTAACCAATTCATTAAGTTGGCGTTCTAATTCTGCTGGTGGTAAATGCCAGTTATATATTTCAGCATTATCTCTATTTGGTTCACATTTAGTAGCCAAACGTTTATAGATAAGTTGAGATAATAAGATAGCAGATGTAGTACCATCACCAACATTCTTAACTACATGGGAAGTTAAGTCTTCTAATACTTCACGGATACTCATTTCTAAAGTACCATTGAAGTAGATATTTTTCAAGATAGTATGACCATCTTTAGTGAATTTAGGAAGAATGTCATCTTTCTTGATTTGAGTAGCAGACCCATAAGGTCCAAATGATGTAACTAGGGAATCGGCAATGATTTGCAACACTGCCATAGTTTGTTCATGTAAAGTTTTTTGCTCTACAATATTAGAGTAGATATGCATAATTACCTCGCAATTTTAACTAATTTGTCATATGGTTCAACGACATAGAATAAGTTCTTAGGAAACATATCGTAGAACTTAGCTTGAACTATATACTTACCTAATGTATAGTCATAATCTGTATTGATAGCATTACGTAAAGCAAAGACGTGTTTGCCTTCAACTTTAGGAGAGTAATCTTCTAATCTGAATAAGCTATCAGTATAGATAGCATCATATTCATTTAAAGGGATATCTCTCTTCTTATAGATACGTAGTTTGTTTTTTAGATTTAAGCTCATAGACCGTAGATTGGTTTCTTGATATTCATTATCTACAGCTATAGCTATATTGAAGCTCTTACCTTCGATGCCAATAATATTATAGAATAGTCTATAAAGATCAGTCTCATAAGTATTAAAGTAAAGTAGTTCACCATACTTATTAATAATCTCTTCTAATAGATCATCAGCAGAGTCTTGGTATTCTTCTTTTAATAACGCAGTTAATGGATTTGGTTTAGTACGTTCTTGAAAGATATAGATCATATCTAATTGAGATAGATCTAGTATTCCATCAATAAAGTACTTAGAATTCTTAAATCCATACTTTATTACATCATATATCGATAAGTCTGTATTGAATAAGCTTGAGTATTCAAATATAGGAGCGACTGTTTTACCTTCCATATGAGTATCCTTACAAAAAAATAAGGAGATAGAGAATGACTCTATCTCCTATAATATTACATGTCATCTAAAGATGCACGTTTGAATTCACTATTACTAGAGGAGCTACCACCAAAGCTGCTATTACCGGCATTAGAGTTTACCCCTAACTTTTCTGCAATTGCTTCAATAGTTGCATTAGTATTGCTACTAGCATATTGAGCTGTTTCATGTACAGAGTAAGCATATGCATTAGTCATAGATTTAGCATATTCTTCCAATACAAGAACGAAGTCTTCTAAGTCCATATTTTTATAGCTATCGAAGTCTTTATCACCATCGAAAGATTCTTTATCAAAGTTATGAACGGAGAAGTGTAAGTCTGTACGACAGATAAATAAGATCTCTTCTTCTAATGCAGAAAGATCTTTATTCAATTTACGAATACAAATTACAGGTTGTTCTAAACCAAAGTCAGAGCCATCTGTAACTGTAAGGAATGTATTAGCACCTGTAGTGATACCAACGGAAGTTAATTCACCAGCTAAGAAACGACGAATTTCTTTAGCCAAGATACGAGCTTTAGTGTGTTTCAAATATGCACTAACTTCACGATCACGATCAGGCATTGGATAATCTTGACCAGATACCATTTTCAATGGAGCAATACCAATTTTCAAAGTACCTTGCCAGAATGTAAAACCAATAGAAGAACCACCAAAGGTTTTAATATCTTTGGAGTTTGTCATACGGTAATTAGAGTAAACATTGATAGATTTCTTTTGACTGGATCCACCAGTACGGTTAAATAAGCCTTGTCCAAGAGCCATTTTTGTTACCTCCTATAAAATAAGATAATAATTAATCTATTGTAGGCTACACTGTAATATCCTACAATCAGGGTTATAATATATCCTTGTAATAGGATATATCTAGAATCATAGGTGATATGATATAGTTATTTAATTTAAGGAGGAATATATCATGCTAACTCAATCTATCTTAAAAACAATCTTGGGAACTTCTACAAATACAATTGAAATTACAAAGGCTTCTACTGGAGGATTTGTAATCCAATCTATTGATAGTGTAGAAAGTGGCATGTGCCAATATCAGACCTGGGAAACAACCCAAATTGATTTATATGTAGATAAGAATGGTAATATCACAGATGGTAACTATGGTATTGAAACCATTAGTCAACCAACATGTGAAGAATTAGAATCATCTTATCAATATGATTTCAATTCTGAAATCTTTAATAATCGTTTAGAAAGAAATTACAATGAGTCTAAAGATAAACTAAAATTGGTTGATTATTTAAAAGGTTTAGTAGATCTATTGAAAATGCTAGATGCTCATGATAAGGTTACATTTGAATATTCTTATTATGATGATGAAGTAAAGAACTTTGAGTTCAAACCTTTTATTAAGAGAGCATAAGAAAAATCCCCTAGGAGATTGAATCTCCTAGGGGTATTTATTTTTTTGTTTTTATCTACGTTTTAGTTCCATATCAGGATAGTTGATATAGATACGATTATAGTCTCTTCTTAAAGTTTCACGCTTAGCTAACTCTTCTCTTAGCTTAATATATTTAGCTTGTAAGATAGAATATTTAGATCTAAGTTTTTCATCTAGATCATCTTCAGATAATACACCATCGATGATAGATAGACGAGTATTGATGGAATGCAATAATAGCAATGCATCATTTTCTTCATCAATATTACGTAAACGTATTTGGAATTCAAAGAGATCATTTTCATAATCTTTGATAGCACTATATTTGAAAGAATTCGTTGTGTCCCTATATTGTTTTCTAGCCCAATCGATTGGACCAGCTTCTAATAGAGAATTGTCATCGATTCGGGATAGTGCTGTAATAACACGTTCTATCTCACGCTTAACTAGACGAATAGCAGTGTAAGACATTGCTTTACGTAAGCCTTTGATTGTAATGATACGATTAGATAATACATCATTATATACAGATAGACACCATGCAATAATAGTAGATGTATCTCTAGGACCACTATTTGTATAGTTGATATATCCAGAGTTCTTTAATTTTTTGATAGCAATTTCAAGATCCATACCAAAGCCACAGCCGATCAAGAAGTCATCAGCTAATAGCATATCATGGTCTTTATACATAACAGAAGTGATCTTCCAAAGTAGATCTTTAAAACCAAATGCTAATAATGCAGCATAGTTTACAGTATTAGCTCTACGGATAACGCTATTAGTTTTATCTAAGTACATATCGATTTCTGCTTTAGCAATATCGATAGGAGAAGATGTGTTAACCAACGCACCGATATCATGTAGAATTAATGATAAGATCTCTCTATTAGATAAGTCTAATATAGGATTGAATAGTTTGAAATCAATCTCTACATAGTACTTATTCACTTTAGCTTTGGAATCATCACTATTGTATTCAAATGCATCATTCAGAAGAATATCATAGATATCATTATCTTTAATCACTGGCATTACACAGACACCGAAGAATGGAGTATCTGTATTCTTAGAAAGCAATACAGTATTACAAGTACTCCCAGTAAAGAAAGAGTTAAGTTCATGATTCAACTGTCTTAGAAGATCTGGGTCTTGATTTGTACGAAGTTGCTCAATAATATCTAAGCAATCGCCGAAATCATAATTGTTCATACTAGAACTCCCTTCTTGAAAGTAAAGGAAAATGCCTAGAGCCTATGAAGGCTCTAGGCTAGAATCCTAATTAGTTAAATTATGGTTTTACATATTCAACTTTTGTTGGAGCAGTGATGTCACCTTTAGCGTCATTTACTTTAGTGTAAGTAGAAGCGTTAGGGTAACCACCAGCTGTACCAGCAGCTGTCATAGTATCAGGAATGAATGTAGTGTAATCATTCATCAAGTTACGTCCGATAGGATCAGTGTTTTCATAACGTGTACGAAGACCTGTTGGGTTGATGATTTTTACACGACCTTGTACTGGTTGGTAACCTACCAATTTGAAACGTTCGAATGCATGTACTGCAGGCAATGCAGGGTTTTGAGCATTACGGATTTCATTGGATAAGTACAATTGGTAATCATAGATGCAATAGATAATGCGATCAGAATTACGAGGGTTTAACAAGATGATCAAGTTTTGGTTGTTGCGTAGTTTATCAGAGCTTACGAAGTTATAAACACGTTTGTCGGAAGTTACAACTGTACGAGTGAAGTCTAATTCTACAGGACCAATGGAACTTGGAGCTTGGTAAGTGTAAGTAGTTGGTGTGATTTTGCGAATGATCGCAGGGTTACCAATTACAGAAATAGTGATGTTAGGGTCATTCAATACTTGGATCATATATTGAGCGTAGTTGTCCAAAGCATCCATGAATGTTTTGTGACGGTATTCTACTTGATCCAATGCATAACCTTCTGGTGGAGCGAAGTCAAATACTTCAGCTAAACGGTTAGCTTCTGGCATACGTAAGAAGGATTCATCCAATTCAGCATGGATTTTGTCATCTTTGAAGTTACCAAGAGCTGTTTTGAACAAGGAAAGGATATTAGTCAATTGATCTTCGTTATAAAGAGCTTGAATATCTTTTACTTCTTCAGGGCTGATTGTAGTATTGATTGGGTAAGCATCAGGAATTTCAACGATGTTTGTTTGGGAATCCCATTTAACGCTTACAGTGTTGTGCATAGCGGAAGTTGTTTCACGACGAACTGCCAATACTACTTTTTGAATTGTAGTGTCGGAGCAGTACAACATGAATTGGTTGTTTTTGAAGAAACCAGCTAAATGACCGGAGATAGTTTTAGGAGTACCTGCAGTTTGTTCAACAGTTACGGAGAAAGCAGTCATCATTTGACGGTCGATTTCGCCATAGCCTGGTTCGAAGCGGCATTCTTGAATAGGTACTGCAACGTCGATAGGAGCAGCAGCTGTAATTTCAGCAGCTGTTACAGGTTCAACAGCATCACCAGCAGCGTTAGGTTTCATGTAACCAGCTTTTGGAATAGCATTAACTACGATATGAGTTACTGCAGATTCGATAGAGAAGTTATCGATGTTTTGGATCAAACCTTGAGGACCAAATACTGCTTTACGGATTTTGTCTTGAGCAGTTGTGTCAGTTGGAGCCAAAGGAAGAGTTACCAACAAGTTATGAGTTGGAGCTGTCGCAAGAATAGCACCAAACATTTCATTTTGTTGAGTGAACATATCGATTTCACGACCATCTGGAGTAACCATTTTGCGGATCTTCATAGTCAATGTGAATTTAGGAGTTTTAGCAACAGCTTTGTTGATAGCACCTTTATCGAATACGTTGTTCATCAAAAGGTTTTTGTGCAATGGGAATACTAAGCCCATAACTGGGTTGTATGCACCAAGAGTTGCACTTTCCAATAATTTGGAACGGTCATTTTCGTATTGAGCTTCCATCATAGCCATATGGTCTTGATAACCACCTGGGTTGCCAAGGGCTTGGAATTCTTCCATATCAGCGGATTCAGATACGAAGAAATCACGCATAGTTTCATTGGATTCAGGAGACATCATTACACGGCTCATTTCTGTATAGAATTCAGCGCCTGTCTCTTGACGGATATTTTCTGCCATTTCACGAATAGCAGAAGCATATTGACGAGTACTGGAAGTGTTATAGCCACGACCAAATACTACGTTGTCTTGTTTAGATTCACCTACAACTGGCATAATCTTTCTCCTTTCGAGATTATAAATGTATTTTTTGTATTTTGATTATATCAGGTATCTATAGGGACACCAAAATATTTACTATATTGTTATACTGTACAAGAGTATACAGTTTACTTTTTAATAGGTTCTTTAGGTGCTAAAGTACCCATTAATTCATTCAATCTATCTAAAACCCAAAGACAATAATAGAAGTCAGATTTGTTTTCAATATAAGACTTAGTATTGAATGTCTTTGTGATATAGTAGGAGATCATATCAGATAACTTATCTAAAGACTTAGATACCTTAGTAATGATCTTCATATTATCAGAGTTCTTCTTAACGTAATCTACTTTCTCTTTGAAAGCTAAGGTTACATTATAAAGCTCAATGAATCTATCTTTCAATTCTTTAGTACGAATGGCTTTCTGTTCATCAGTAAGATCTTCAAAGATTTCATTCTCTAAACCTTTGATATCTCCTTCTTCACCACCATCAGAACCACCAGATGCATCTCCAGCATCAGAAGAGTCTCCAGCGTCAGGTGTATCATCTCCACCATCACCGCCGTCATCACCTAGGTCATCAGGTTCCATATCACCATCATCGCCACCGGCATCAGGATCATTGGAATCTCCACCGTCATCACCTAAGTCATCTGGCTCCATATCGCCATCATCGGTATCGTCACCAGCATCAGGTTCATCGGCGGTATCATCGCCATCTTCATCAGGAGCTCCATCTTCTAAATCTTCTGGTTCATCATCAGTATCTGAATCATCAGCTAATGGATCTCCACCATCATCACCTTCAGGAGCATCACCTTCTTCATCATCGGCATCCATATCAGGCTCTTCAGGTTGTTCATCGTCATCATCACCTGGTTCATCATCTGCAGGATCATCACCACCACTTAGATCATCAGGTTCTTCATCAGTACCATCACCATCCGCATCAGGATCACCTGCACCTAAATCTTCAGGAGCATCATCTGCATTATCATCTGTATCAGATTGAAGAGGATCTCCACCATCCCCTGCAGGAGGTGGAGTATCTTCTTTCTTATCCTCTTCTTTTTTATCATCTTTCTTTTTCTTCTTATCATCATCAGCTTCCATATAAATGGCTTGCTCTTTAAGCTGATCTAAGAAATCATTAAGACCCATAATATATCTCCTTATTAATCATCGTCCTTATTTTTACCAGGTAAGGCTTCACCATGTTTAAATGCCATATTATACATGAGTCTAGCTTTTTGACTTTCGAGTTTTTTCTTGATTTTAAGAAGCTCTCTTTGTTTTTCAAGACTACCATCATCTTCAGCTTTCTTTAGATAACGATTAGTCATTTCTAATTCCAATTCAATTTCTTCTAAGACTTTACGCCGTTCTTTAGATTGAGCATCTAAAGACATACCTAAATAGCCTAGAACTACAATTACTGAAATAGCTGGATTAATAAAGTAACCAACGCCAGCAGTAATGGCTAGTTTAACAATACGGCTTGCTTTAGGTAAGATATTACCAGCAATAACAGCCTCTCTATTTTCAGACTCTAAGTCTTTAGTATTAACTACACCTTTAAGTTGATCCAACTGAGCATCAAATTGTCTACTTAGATTAGATACATCTGAAGATACATCACTAAGTTTAGCTTTAACTTTCTCAGAAGCCATAGCAATAGTATTAGCAATATTCATCTCTTTAAGAGTAGTAGGATATTTAGTAAAGTCATATAAAGAATTTACACAGGCTTCTTTTACTTTAGTAGAAATGATAGCTTCATCTAAAGACATATCTTCATCAGAAGAGTCATCGATATTTTTAAGTTTATTTAGATTATCCTTAATACAATCGATCTTTTCATAGTCTTCAAATGTTTTATACTGTTTACGTCTAGCTGTTTTAAGAGTATCCTTCAATACAGTTTGATATTCTGTTGGTTTGATTACAGATGGATCTAGTTTAGTTAATTGGGTGATACCATCGATATCATCTAAAGAGAATCTATCAAAGGATTCTTTAATAAGACTATTAGCATCTTTTTCAGATAGAGATTCTAAAGTCTCTAAAAGCATATCAATCTTTGTAGGTAAAGTAATAAGACTTTCTTCAATAGACTCATCAATATTATCTACTAGGAGTCTCATTCTAGCTACAACATCTTTATCGATCTTATTAGCATACTTTTCATATGTATTAAGTAAAGACTTAATCAATAAAGGTTTCATCTTCATAGTACAGCAAGAAAGCAATGCTTCGTTATACTTAACCAATGTAGTATAATAAGCTGTAGTATCAATATTTAACATATTCAAAGTATCGAAGATCATATCCATATTATTGATATACGTATCGATACCTATATTATTTGGAATAGTCTCAATAAGAGTTACAAAGTTTTCGTGAGTTGGATCGAATTTGAATTTAGCAATATATGCTTCCATCTTACCATCTCTGAAATCAATAACTTCATCAAGATCAGTTTCTTTTGGTTTATTAATTTTATCTACAATCTTAGCAATATCACTAGAACCAAATGGATTATAGTTAGCCATATCATTTAGAGTAGATTCTAATGCTACAGAGTATAATTCCTTATCATCACTATTCAATAAGAAGTAATCAGCTGCAGCTTCTACAATATCCACTGTATTATATGGACACGCATTTTTACTTAAGACAAAAAGATAGTTCTCTGTAGCTACCTTGAACTTATTAATGCTAGACATATTATAAGTATCAATTAGCTTACAGATTCTTGCAGTCTCTCTAACTGCATCATTTTTAGTAAATACTCTTTCAATAACGATCTTATCGAAATCAAAACGTCTACCAATCTTTTCATAGTTTTTAATAATACGATCATAAGTTACATTTTCACATGCAGCCTTATACATCATATTTAAAGTTTCATGTGCAGCTTGTTCTCCACCATCACCAGAACTTCCTGGTATAGCTGATGCAATATTACTAACTGCAGTCTTAGCCCCATTTTTAATATCATTATGGACTTTATCTACTACATTAGATACTTTGTTTTTTACTCTACCCTTATGGAGAGCCATCTTACGTTGAAGATAGTTTTTGAATTGATTAGCATCACGTACTTTAGTAATGGATTCTAATACCTTTTGACGATGCTTGTTGACTACTACTGGATCATTGTATTTGTATAATTCCAATAATAAGTCTACAGATTTCATGATCGCAGTATCAATATTAGAATCTAGCTCCAATATGTTTTTGAATACCGTCTCAGCCTGAGTCATGTTATGGTTCTCGGATACGATGTTATAAAGACCAGCATAATTATCTGATGTCTTACGCATCTTAGTCAATTCGAGTTGCCGTTTTCTAATATTCGTAATCATTTACGCATTCTCCTTTTTAAGACTTATATTTATTATTAATAAGTTCAGATATTAAACATTGTATTCAGCTAAAACTGGGGTCAATTAACATAAATATAATACTAAATTATTTAATCTTGGAGGGTAAAATGAATATTCCATTTATTATACATGAAGCTCCAATGACGGTTGGTGAATCTCGACTCGTTGAAAGTATCAACAACAAACCTGTTGCTGAAGGTATCCTTCAGGATGGTGATGTAATTAATCGTAACCGCCGTTGTTATGCAACTGCTGATTTAAAAGCACAAATTATGTGTGAACGTACAAAAGAATTACTACGTACTGGTAATATGAAAGGCGAACAAGGTCACCCTATGAGTGACAAAGTTGAACGCCAATCTACAATTGACCCTAGTATGGTAGTAGTTAAATATCTTGATATTAAAGTTGAAGGTAACTTAGTTCTTGGTCGTTTTACTGGTACTAATAACCAAGCAGGACGTGACTTCAATGAAGATCTTCTAGATGGTGAATTACCAAGCTTTAGTCTTCGTGCATTAGGCGCATTAGAAAACGTTGGCGGTAAGAACTATGTAAAAAATTTAAAGATCATTACATGGGACCGTGTAATCTATCCTTCCCATAAACGTGCATATACTACAGGTCTAATTAAAGAATCTGCTGGTATGGAAGACAACAATGAAGTTGTAGTTCAAGAAGGTTATGAAGGTCGTATTATCCCAATCAATAACCCTGCAGTAATCAGCTATATCCAATCTGAATCTGCAAATGTAGATTTAATTTCTGATGTAATGGAATTCAATAAACGTGGTATGACTGTATTAGAAAACGGTGATGTACGTTTATTCGATGAAAGTGGTGCATCTTTGATTATGTCTCCTGAAAAATATATCAAAGATGAAATCATGGAATGGGCTAAAAAGCAATACTAAGAAAAAAATAAAACAACCCAAGGAGTCTAAGCTCCTTGGGTAATTTTTATCACTAATTTAGAATTACCATATTCTAAATACTCAACTGTATATTGTTTATCATTTAATAGACGTTCACCTAGATCATTAAGATTTGCAGAATTAATATAGATTCTATTCTCACATACTATAAAAGTATAATGAGTCTTCAATCTATCAACGTATTCGATCTCAATATTGTTATTACTAAACTCTCTAAACTTTTTACCTAGCATATATTCTAGTTTGCCCATAGCGATAGCCATTGGATATTTAGGAGTATATACCACATTAGTTAAGTTAGCTAATCTAGCTTGATATACTTCTGGGATTACAACTAATCCAAAGGATCTAATATATTGGATATTATCTAATATCCATTGACAAGATTGTTTAACGCATTGGAGTTCAATTTCATCTCTATAACCATTATTGAACTTAATATACTTATAGTCAATCAATTGGTCTACATGAGTTAATTCATGGATAATAATTTCCAATGCTAAGTTTCTAATTTGATCTGTATCAATAAATTTATGAGCTTCTACTGTATCAGCAAATGCTTCTAAGCTTATATAGATACAACCATATGGTGTAGTTCTAGCAATATTAGTTTTAGTATCTAAGTATCCTGCAACGAAGTTTAATCTCGTGTAAGGATCTAGTGTATTTACCTTTCCATTAAATGTATTATAAACAAATATAAGAGTTTCTTGAGCTAATTCTATTATGTCAAATCTGTTCATATCTTTCCTCCTCAACATAATAATATATCAATAAAATGTACTTTTTAAAAAGGAGTCTGAAATTATGTTTAATAGAATGACAGACGTTGTAAATAAAATAGAGAGACGTTTAGGTACAGCTCCTTTGAACTTACCTGAAGAACTCCAAAAAGAACACTGGGCTGATAAAGTAATCAAACCAGATACATTAACTACATTTAGTCGTTTCTTTCCTCATATGATTAAAGTCCAACTTAAACCAGAGGATAAGAAAGATGGCTATTATCTATTAGATCGTCAAGTACCAGATAATTATGAGATTCTTGGTGTAAAAGATATCTTATGGTCTGATACTAATAATGAGACTGCTGGTCTACAACAGTATTCTGGTTATGGTATCTATAATGTATTAGCAAGATCTATGGATACAGATAGTATCATGCTTGCTCAAAGCTATGCTGATATGAGCTCACTATTTAATAGCGGTATCTATCTAGATTTCATTCCACCTAATATGGTTAAGCTTGAAATGGCTGTTGGTGGTAATACGGATAATCTATTGTCTAATGTATATATTGGGGTATTCGTTAAGCATCCAGAAAACTTAATGACTATTGAACCAACTAAGATGGAGACATTCGAACAATTAGCTCAAGCTGATGTGGCTACATACTTATTCGAATATCTTAAACACTATGATGGTATTGAAACAGTATATGCTAATATTGACTTGAAGTTATCTTCATTAGAATCTCAAGCTCAAAGACGAATGGAAATCATTGAGTTCTTAAGAGATAACTACGTTAATCCAGCTAATACTAATCAACCAATTATGTATACTGTATAAAAAAAATAAATAGGAGAAGGAGTTTCAAACTCCTTCTCTATTCTTTATCTTCCTCTATAAGGTCTTAATACAAATAAAGTATTAAGAAGCATATCTTCATAATCTTTATTAGTTATTTGATACTCTACTTTAGTAGATCCATCTGGATTGAATCTATAAGCAGTATAACTAATATTAGATTGTCTTATTAACTCTCTAGCTCTTTTAATATCCATATTAAGACCTCATCATATTCTGTCTATTATTACCAAGCAATGGAGTTATAGCCATATATCTAGCCATAGATCCAGCATGTAATAATGGATTATAAGTCATAAGGAATCTTCTAAATCCCTTAAGACGAGATACCGGTACATCGAATATTAGATCATTATTGAATCTAAACTTCATTGCTTCTGTTAATGTACCATTATGATCATCTATTAATACAAATGGCATTAGATCTAGTCTATCACCAAATCTATCTTCAAGATGTAAATATCGAACTTTAAGACTATCACACTTGATATCTAATAGATCCCCAGCTGTCGAATACATCCGCTTAAATGGTGATGTCTTATTGTCAGGATCACAGATATCTATCGCTTCATCTATAATATTACATAAATCATCATAATTATCCCAGTCAATGATTACACCTACAGTTTCACCTCTAGGTGATAATCTCATTCTATATCTATATCTAAGATTAGTTGTAAGCTTATTAGCTCCAACTACATATTCAGTATGAAAGTTCTCCTTAATCTCAGTATTGATTCTCTTAATTATATTATTAAACGTAACCTCCATTTTTAATGTCAGTTGATAATTTAGTTCAAAGATTTGTTCGACTACTTTAGTATAGTTTTCAAAGTTAGCCAATATATTCACCCCAATCTATTAGTGATTTGTAACGGCTATCTTAAAAAAATAAAACCCCTAGGAGATTGAACTCCTAGGGGAATTATAATTATTTTCTAGCAGAGCTGATTAAGTGATGATCGATATCAATCTTATTCAAATCAGGATAGATATCTGCATAGTACTTTGTAGTTCCATTGATCACTGTAGATAAACGTACTACTAGATCCTTTTCACGTCCTTGATGACGAATCAATTCATAACGTAGACGTTTGTTTGGATCACATTCAGAGTTGAATTCAGATACGAATTGACCGAATTTCATAGCTGCATTTTGATCAGCCATTTTGTAGTTCAACAAGCGGACTGCACGAACAACTTTATCAGTATTAGATTCTTTGATTTTATTGAAAGAATCATAATCCACATAGTTTCCTAAGATGTGTTCATTCTTAGGGAATACTACATTTACTTTAGCCTCACCGTTATCAGGTGTAGATACTAATTCTGTCTTAACTTCTTCTGTTTCTGGTTTATTAATCATTTGAGAGAAGTTAACTGCAATACTAGAATCAGTATTTGCTAAAGGTTGTTGAATGGCTTCCTCCGCAGAATCAATAATCTCTACATTTTGCATACCGATTTCTTCCACTGGGGAATAATCTTTTTCTAATTCTAACAAGGATTCATTAACATCGAATCCTAAAGATGATAATTGTTGAAAAAGGTTTTTGTTTTCTGTGTTTGTAATTTCCATAATATGTGTCTCCTTTGTAATATAAACTATGGAATAAAATAAATAGGTGATAGATCATCAAGATCTATCACCTTAATAATATATGGTTATTTAACTATTTGCTTGCATATTTAGCATACTTAAGTAGATAGTATAAAGCTTTATATTGTCTTACTGGTGGTAATACATTACAAAGCAATGAAGCTACTTCTAATATACCAGGCTTCTTAAACTTAAGTATTTTCTCTTCAGCTTTCATGATTATTCATAATCTCCTTCATACTTTTACGAATATACTCTTTTGTCTCGTTAGGTATATTATTAACTACATGTAGAATGAAGAGATCATAATGTTTTCTAAGAAGTCTACATTTTTGTCGAGTTCTAATATTCATTATCTTCTCCTTCAACTACTACTAAACGTGTAGGTTCTTTATTAAGATGCTCAAGAGCATTATACATCTTAGCAATCTTATTATAGAATTCGATAAATGATTTTCTATAGCATTTCATTTTAGGCTTATAACAAACAAATCTTATAAGATCTGCACATGTTGTATTAGCAATAAGATTATCATTAAGCTCAGTAATTCTATCAATAAAGGTATCATTTATAGTTATACTATTATTGGTAATAAGACTATTGACGTATAAGTTATATGCTTTAATAAGATTTTTATATCTACCATTCTTCTTATACAACAAAGTATCTTTCGTAAATAAATCCTTAGTCTCCATCTTTATATCCATCCTTAGAGTAATCTATAACTGAATATCCAGCATCATATTGCTTCTTAACAGATTCCCTAATCTTAAATAAGTCATCAGCTTTCTCTTGTAAAGTATTAAGACTAATCTTAATCTCTCTACACTCTGTAGCATACTTACTAAAGATAGGTTTCTTAGCATTATAAAATCTGGATATAGATCTAAACCCATCATCTACTACTTCAATACATTCCGTGTTAGGATTACGAGTTCGACCTAAAGTTTGTTTAGCTAATATCTCTGACTTAAATGGTTCAGCCAAGATAATAGTAGCTTTTAAATCCCTGATGTCTAATGCAGCACCAGCTGATTTAGTTGTTGAAAGTATAATAGTCTTCCTAAGTTGCTCTTGTTTAATCTCTTTAGGAATAGCTGAAGTATAAACACCGATATCGTCTTTGAATTCAGGGTAGTTCTCCTCGATCCAAGCTTTAACGATATCTATAGCTGATATAGTACCAATATATACGAGTACTTTACCACCAATCTTCATGATCTTATCCATAACTATATACATCATATCATAGAATTGGTTATTACAAACAATATAGTTTGTATAAGCATTTCTATTTAGACCATATACATTATTAGAGCATTCACTTATATCTTGTGGAGATGGTCTACTATTAAATCTTAATGCAAGATAAGATGTGTGAGGATCATTATCTTCATCAAATAGATTAATACTAGGAATATTCTTAAAGTATAATCTATATATAAAGTTTTCAGTCTCATCAGATCTACCAGGTGTTGCAGTAAGATATAATGTCTTCTTAGTATTAGTATAGAAGTCAATCATACAAATATTATCAAAGTTTAGATGTGCTTCATCATAAACCTTTAGGAATACTTGTAGTTTCTTGAATAGTTCACCAATCATATTCCATCCATTATTAGTACCGAAGTTCTGTAATGTGGAATGAGTGACTAAGAATACTTTATATTTAGATACATCAGTGATACCATTCAATATCTTATGTATACCAACTGATCCATTGATTACTAATACTTCTCTAGTAGGATCTAGATCGGTATATTCACCAACACAATTTCTCCATTGATCTAACCAACCTGTAGTAGATGCAATAACTATAGTTCTAGCTTTCCAATACATTAGAGATGCTATAGTTACATATGTCTTGCCTTTACCAGTTGGTAGATTTATAGATAGCTGACTATTATTCTGATTAGAGTAATATTGTCCTTTACCTAAGATGAAGTGCAGAGCTTCTTGTTGAACTTCATCTCTAGGAAGATATTTAATCTTAATAGGTGGAGTTTCAAAATATGGATCGCTATTATATTCTTTAACTGGTTCTTCACCTTCAAAGAATTTCTTAACGAAGTATAAGTCTAAACCCCTAGGGAGATAGAGAAGTCTATTAGCTTCATCATATGACATCCCTTTATAACTTTTAGTGAAAGTAATTCTATCAAATATAGTAAAATAAGATTCCAGTCTAGGAGCATCTCCTAGACTGTAATCTGTAATTACTATAGATGAATTACGTAAGATTATCTTATTCATAATCTTAAATTTCCTCATTCACCAATGCATCAGTAAGCTTACGTTCATTTCGGATATCCTTATTAGTTAAGCTTGGCTGATTCATAAATAATTGTGGCTGTTCTTGGAAGAAGTAATCTATAGTAGACGGAGCTGTCTTATTATAAGAAGATGGATTCTTCAAGATACTAGCCAAGTTTTGGAAGTCTAATGTCTTAGTAATAGAAGGATTTTCATATAATGCCTTAGTAAGTGGAAGTAATACGTAAGGTTCATTTACATTATTCCAGTTAGGTTTATCAAAGATATTATATGCACTTCTAATTTGATTAGACAAGATTGTTTCAGTATGTACTGTATGCTTAGACATACCACCATTCAATAATGCTCTCATGAACTCTTGTGCTAAATCGTCTTTAGTAAAGGATGTAGTAACTGCAGCCTTATCCAAGATATCTTTAATACGGTTTAGAGTCTTAGAGAATTCATTATTTACAATAGGAGTATAGAAGATAGTTTGATCTTCCTCTTTAGCTAATATACTAATTGGAATATTGATCTCGCCTTCATCAGTTTGATAACGTTTCATGTTAGTTAATCTAACTAATGGTTCAGAGAGATAGAATTTATCAATCTTATCAATTTCAATTGGATATTCTTCTTTGCGATCAATAATAGTGAACTTATTCACATAATCATTATACTCTAATACAGTATTAGTAGTATCATCTATATCATCTTCATTATCTTTAAAGATCTCATCAATATGGAATCTTAAATAGATATCATTATAATTACGATCTTCAATTAATGAAATGGTTTCCGCAGAACGAACGAAGTTCTCTACAAACTTGATTGGTAATTCAATATCAGGAATATCTGTTACCAATACGTGTTTAGCAGACAACTGTAACTGAGTTGTACTAGCGGTGATATCTTCAGATGGATACTTACCTACATCAATATCCTTATTGATAAAGTATAGATCTCCATAACAATATCTACAAATTCCTTCACCTTCAGAATGAGACTGACAAGTGATAGGACTTCTAGTATAAATAGTCTTACCAATCAAGTGAGTATCAGATTCAGTAATAGGACCTAAGTCAAAGTCTTTTACTTGATCGAATCTATAATACTTACCAATCATTAGACTAAGCTCTTTTGCATCTTTAATATCGTATCTAATAAAGTTACGAGAAGAGCATTTAAAATGTGGATCTGGATGCAAACGTGTACCTTGGTTGTTTAAACCAATCTTACGAGCCATTGCACCAGAAGAACCTACATTGATTTTAGAAATGATTTGAGCAGTACGACCTGCAGAGGATTCAATAAAGTAATCCATCAAATCTGTTACACCGCCATTGATATAGCTATTAGCAATAACATGTGGGAATACGCTACCATTACCATCTGGTTTAGTACCAATAGAGATTGCATATTCTTTAAGTTGGCGAATATTAATACTTTCATTAGCTCTAAATGCATTAGTATAGATATGATCATATCCTAAGATGTCTTTAGACTTCAATACATAATCACGTACTTTACTAATACATTCCATACCATAATCATTAGCCTTTTGTAAGTCTACTTTACTCATGTCAGGATGTAATAGATTATAGTATTCAGGGATAGCATTCATCATTAATACATCATCTTGTAAGTTAATGCTATTTACAAATAGATCTGCAAATTCATCTACTTTAGCAATATGATATAATGCATCTGCAATCATATTATTCTTAGTTAAGAAGTCTATATCTTCCACATGAACTTCGATGAAGAATTTATCAATATACTTCTTAATATCTTTAGCTGTAACTTCCCGTTTAAGGAAGATATGCTTTGGTTCAATCTCACAGTCACTCTTAATAATAAGAGACCATAAGATTAAGTTTAACCAATAGTCATGAATGGTTAGACCAAATTCATGACCACTAATAATTAAATTGATCTTAGCCTTAAATAGGCTAGGATCGTCTATACCATCTCTTAGTATACAATGAATAGCTTCGAAGTGGTTAGACCAATTCTCTTTCTTAATTTGTTGGTTTACATCAAGTGTCATTTCTCCTTTGTTTTTAATAAACTCGGTATAAATCCAGTAATTCTCATAGTTGATAATTGTATCAAACATTTAGGAACCTCCTTAATGAATTACATCTATATTATTCTACTACTATAATATATATTCATATGTAAAATTCACTGTAAGAAATAAAACCGGTATAGGATCTTTAAGACCCTATACCGAGTGGTTTTATTATTTTTTTGGAGTTGGTAAATGTTTAGAAGTTTTAGCAGTTTTGATATACTCAACTTGAGATTTGCGAGCTACACGAACTGCTTGGTTATTGTATTTTTGAACGATCTTTTTGATCAAAGCACGTTCGATAACACGGTTTTTAACCAATTTAGTCCAGAGTGGATCTTTCTTTTGTTTAGCGATTTGGAATGCAGCCATTTTCACACGGCGAGCCAAGTCGTCATTTTTGCTTAAGCGAACCAAAGTCTTTTTATTCAATACGGATTTTTCTACCAATAATTGAGCTTCTTCGGATTCTGCGAATGCAATACGTTCGTCTTGAGGCAATTTAGAAGCCTCAGCATAAATCATAGCTTCAAGTAAAGCATTAGGGTTGGCAAGATCTTCACCAAGAACATCTTGTCGATCGTTTTCGTTGAAAAACATGTTTTCGTCCTCCTTGGAGATTATTTTATTTAAATATATTTAAAAACGAAAATTACGTTTTATTAACTTAATGTTATTCATATAAGCTGATATTAGCAAATAAAAGTGCCTAGGACATCCAGTTAGGAGGAATTTGAATATGACTAACTATGATGAACTTGATAAAATTATAGCAATCTCTAAGTATAGAGAGCAAGCTAAACAAAACTTAATGATTAACTTCCCTACTCTAACTGAGGGTGAAGTAGATACAGCATTAGATATCATTCTATCTAATGCATATAAAAAACGTGAATGTTTATTACATAATAACTATACTGAAGAAACAGCTGAAACAGATGTGGCTGGTATTAGTAATTATATTTATGAAAAGACTCCTATCATGGTAGCCAATGGCTGCTTATTCAAACAATATACAAAAGAGTTAACTCCTATGTATAAATTGATTACTTCCTTTACTGATAACCGTTCTAAGTTTAAGAAAGAGATGTTTAAATACGAGAAGGGTTCAGAGAAGTTCAATAAATATAACATGCTTCAAATGTTGGCTAAGCGTGATAATAATGCATTGTATGGTGTAATTGGTAACTACAGTAGTGCATTATATAACTTATACGTTGCAACTGGTATTACTAGAACTGGTCGTGCTTTGATTAGTCATGCTATTACATTCTTTGAAAGCTTCTTTACAAATAACGTAAAGTTCCATTCTATTGATGAAGCGATTACATTCATTAATAGAGTTGATTCTGAGAAATCTATTTATCCATCTGCTTTAGTATTAGATGAAAACGTAGCAGTTGAAGATGTATTCTATAAGATTATTGATACATTCGATAGAGATTACTTTGATGATGAAGCAATCAATAAAGCTATGAATATTATCTGGAGCTTATTGATTAATTTATCTCAAGAGACTTTGAATAAGTTATTCTATAAGAATAACTGCTTACAATTCTGTGATAATAAATATATGAAAGATTATATTGTAATGACTTTATCTAAACTTGATGAAGCATTCGTAGATCCTAACAAGCCACCAGAAATCATTAAGGATAATTTAGACCACATGTTTGAAGTCCTTAAAGAATGGTGTTATATGAGATATATCGTAGTAGATAAGATTGATCGTTCTGCTACAATGAAACGTGATATTAGTATTATCACAGATACAGACTCCACTATGCCATGTTTTAATGGTTGGTATACATTCGTTCTTAGAGACGTTCTAGGACCAGTAGATAAATCTAATATTAAACTTATGAATCTTCCTGAAGTAGAACCTATAATGGAAGAGGATAGAGTTTATAACTTCTCAACTGGTGAGATTGAGACTAAGATGATTAACGTAGCAACTTCTAGTAATAAAGAACCACTACGTTTCAGTATCATCAATATCTTATCCTATATTGCAGGTAGATTATTACGTGAGCACTTTGACTTAATTGCAGAGAATTATAATACTAAGTCTGAGTATAAAGAATGTCTTATTGCAATGAAGAATGAGTTCTTATTTGGTAGAGCTTTATTGACTGGTGGTAAGAAAAACTATGCATCTAAACAAGAACTTCAAGAAGGTAACTTGGTTCCACCATCTAAGATGCTTGATGTTAAAGGCTTACCTATCAATAAATCTACATTGAAAGAGAAGACTCGTAATGCTCTAAAAGATATTCTATTTAAGAAGATTCTTAATGTAGAAGAAGTAAACCAAATGGATGTATTACAATCATTAGCTCGTGTAGAGTATGATATTAGAAACTCCATTGAATCTGGTGAAAAAGAATATTATAAGCCAGCTCAAATTAAGTCTTATGCTAACTATGATAATCCAATGCGTATCCAAGGTATTAAAGGTGCATTGGTTTATAACGCATTAAGAGATGAGGGTACTGAGGCTATTGACTTAACTATTCGTAATGCGATTGATATTGTTAAGGTTACAATCAATAATACAACTCTATTACCTTTAATGGATTCTGATCCAGAGTTATATGAAAGAATTAAGAAATTCTTAGATGAAAATCAAAATGATTATAAAGGTGAGATTACTAGTATCTCAATTCCAATTGATGCAGAAGTACCTAAATGGGTATTGAAGTTCGTTGACTATAATGATATCATTAATGATAATTTGAAAAACTTCCCATTAGAATCTATTGGTATTACTAAATTTGAAAAAGATAAAGTAAACTATACTAACGTGATTAAATTCTAAGACATATCCCCTATAGAGTTCAACTCTATAGGGGAATTCTTTTGTTAAAATTTCACTGGACTAAGTTTAGTATCAGGTAATGTTAAAGTCATAGCATATAATGCTTGAATAGATTCTTTTGATGTAGATATAACTGGATTACCACCTAGATTAATAAAGTGGATATTACTAGCTAATTGCTTTTTAAGCTCAGCATTAGCTTCATCAGTATATACCCCCTTGATAGTTACCATATCGCCATCATAGTCACCACCGATGCTATCCAGATACCCATTACAGATATTCATAGTATCGATAAATGAACTAGATGTATCTTTACCAATATCTTCTTTTCTAATTTTTGGATAATGTGTATACACTACATCATCAAAAACAGCTTCTTCAGTTTCTATAGTAGATGCTAATCTAATCTTAGTAGCAAACTCATTATAGAAAGTATCGATAGGATAACGTGTAATAAGAATCATTCTATCTTTGACTGCTTCTTCACATGCCATATAGATTACATCACACCATGTTAAAGGTCTTTCATTCTTCAATGCCTTAACATCAGGTTCTTTATAGAAGCCTTTCCATTTCAAATCAAGATATTCTTGTTTACCTTTAACTCTACATAAGACTTTTACTGGTCTAAATCTATCAGAGTAACCATGAATGAATCTATCTAACTCTTTCTTTAATACTTCATCAGAGAATTGAATTTGATAGTCTTCAATTTCACCATAGATAATAGTTCCATCTTTATCTAAGATAGGATATTTAGTATCTCCAATGAATTCATTCTCAAAGAATCGTCTCATATGGAAGATAACAAATGGGAAGAAGTTTGCAGCAGCTGATGTCATAGGTAATACGGAATAATCAAAGTCAGCTCTAATATCTTCCATATTTTCTACATCCAATTTAGGTGCAGACATGACTAGACGTGTAGCATAGTCTGTAGTCTTAGATAAGTTAGCACGTCTAATTACACCAAACTTACCAGGAAGACCACCATTAGGATTACTATCAGTACCAGTACCAAACCATTTATAGATTTCGTTTAGTCCTTCTTGGAGTCTACCTTCAACGGATTTACCAATACTGAAACCATATTCAGTAGAATCACCAATAGCTGATGCGGATACCATTATATTTATATAGAGTTTATTAATATCGCCTACGGAGATCTTACTGCCATCTACTTTAATATCTCTAAAGAATGGAGGAATTACAATAAGCTTATCAGTAAAGAAATTCTTTCTATTATCATTCAAGAACTTAACATATCTCTCACGTTTAATAGAATCGGTTTCTCTAAACTTAATCTTATCTAAGTTCTTTCTTAAGAAATCAATACCATTATCCCCTTTAGGGTCTTCTACGATATTACCAGATTTATCTATAGAGTAAGTTCCGATACCATGGATAACAGATTTAATCTTAGAATCTACTTTACTCCAGATTCTATATACTAATGGTTGTAAGAATTTCTTCTTTAGACTAATATATGCAAAAGTACTAGCTCTAGATTCTTTAGTAATACCAAAGATTGTATTAGAAAGTAATCCATCACTTGTAGGATTACTTGATGCATCAAATATAACTGGATTAGTTATTTCGACTAAGTTATTCTTCTTGACAAAATCATCCACATCAAGAAGAGATACTTGGAGATTATCTTGTCTAATTTGGTCTTTTAATATTGCCATATATACCTCCTTATAAATTACTTATATGTGGAACAAAAACCGAGGTAGGGGCTTTTTTTCTCTAACTCGCTTTTGTT